AAGAAAGAGAGATAAAAGCATATGGACCAATGAAATATAAAGACGGTCCAGGCGCGCATAAAGCAGGTCATATAGAAGGATTACCTAGCTATACAACTACTAATACTAATGTTACTAGATCAGGTGGTGGTAGTTCATCTACATCAAGCAGTTCATCAAGTAGTGGTGGTAGTTCACAATCAAAAAATAAATTAGAAAAAGCTCAGTCTGGATCACAAACAAAAATGTCTGATTCAGATTTTATGACTAGCTTATCTAAAAACAAAAATTTTGCTGGTAGAACTGGAGCTGAAATGGCAGAAGCTGGTCATATATCTAAATCTAAAATTGGTGATTACGATAAAATAGCTGGTACATCTAGTTCAGATGGAGGTTCTTCAAGTAACAAGTCTTCAAGTAGCTCTAATAAATCTAGTGTACAAACAAATGTTAATAAAAAAACAACTGTACTTGGAGATCAAACACAAAAAGATATTTTAGATAAAGGTAAGGAAAAACTACAAAATAGAGCTAATAAGATTAAAGGAGAAAGAGAAGCAGCTATGCTTGAATCTCAACAGGATAGTATTAAAGTTGCAAACAAAAAACTAGCAGCAATGGGTGGACCTTTAACGCAAAGAAAATTAGATGTAGCACATAGATTTGGTCAAGCGGCAGGTAGAGACTATCTTGCCAAAGCTAAATCTTCTGAGCAAAACCCTAGGGGTGGTTATAATAGTCTTTTTAGCCGTAGCGAACTTACAGGTTTTTATGATAGCAGATCTGGTAGGGAAGGTAAAAAAGGTACAGGAGTAGGTGAAAAACCAAACAAGAAAATATCTAAAAGAAACCCTGAAGTAACAGAATCATTTATATATGGAACTGGAAGTTTAGGTCAAAGACCAATGCTTGAAGATTATCAAGGTGGTACACCTAAAATGCCTAAAGGACCTATGAAATTTGGAATGAAAAAATAAATGAAGAAAATTTGGGAGTGGTTAACAGGTAATGTCATCAAAGAAGTTGGTGAGGTTATTGATAACTTAACAACAACCAAGGAAGAAAAACTTGAGGCCCAAAGATTAATTACTCAAATATTAGAAAAAGCAGATAAAGAAGCACAGGAACAAGTTACAGAAAGATGGAAGGCCGATATGTCGTCCGATAGTAAATTATCGAAAAACATAAGACCAGCTGTTTTAATTTATTTAACTGTAATATTTACAGCTTGTGCTTTTTTTGATGGTAATATAGGTGAGTTTAAAATCGCAGAAGCTTATATACCTATTTTTCAAACATTACTAATTACAGTGTATGGTGCCTATTTCGTAGGTCGTAGTTGGGAAAAAGCAAAATCTATGCAAAAAAATAAAGATAATTAAATTATATAAAATGGCAGAATTAAATAAAATCGAAGATCAAGAACTAAAAACAGTTGTTGATCAACAAAAAGAATTAAATCAAGTATTAACTCATATTGGTGTATTAGAAGCTCAAAAACATAGTGCTCTTCATAAAATAGCAACATTAAACGAAGCTATTGAAACAACTAAAAAAGATTTAGAAAATAAATACGGAGCAGTCAATATAAACCTAGAAGACGGTACATATACAGAAATAGAAAAAACAGAAGAATAAATGGACAACGTTGTTAGAAAAATTAGCATAGGTGCTGATTATAAAAATGACGCTATGCATTATTCTGTAGGACAAGAAGTGTATGGCGGTCATACAATATCTCATATTTTATTTGAAGATAAAGATTCATCGTATAACATTTTTATTAAGAAAAACGAAGAGGTATTACCATGGAAAAAATTTAATTCCAACATGGCAATATCTATTGAGTATGATTTAAAGTATTAATGAAAAGTGTATATGATTTTATCGTTAAACCTATCGGTGAAAGATATGCAAATGTAAAAAAAATTAATGACAAAAATTTAATTTTAAATACTAAAATTGAAAATTGGAAATTTGTAAATAGATTTGCAGAAGTAGTATCCACACCTTTAGCATTACCTACACCTGTAAGAATAGGTGATATTGTTGTATTACATCAAAATGTATTTAGAAGATTTTACAATATGAAAGGTAAGCAAGTAAATAGTAGATCTCATTTCAAAGATGATTTATATTTTGCTAGTGTTGATCAATTATATTTGTATAAAAGAAAAAAATACTGGGAGTCTTTAAATGATAGATGTTTTATTATGCCTATTAAAAATAATAATACTCTATCAAATCAAAAAGAAACAAACAATATCGGTATATTAAAAATTGGTAATAATTCATTAGAAGCGCTAGAAATAAACCCAGGTGATGTGGTTTCATTTAAAGCTGGGTCTGAATGGGAGTTTAATATAGATGACGAGCGTTTATATTGTATGAAATCAAATGATATTTTATTAAAACATGAATATAAAGAAAACCAAGCAGAGTATAATCCACGCTGGGCAAAAAGCAGTTGATGAGTTAATAAAGGTAGCTAAAGAACCTATTGTAGACAGTGATGATGATATATCAGCTGATAGATTAAAAAACGCTGCAGCAACAAAAAAATTAGCTATATTTGATGCGTTTGAAATATTACAACGCATACAAGAAGAAGAGGATATGTTAAATGAAAAACCAAAAGAAACAAAAGCAAAAAGCTTTAAAGGTTTTGCAGAAGGTAGATCTAAATAATGTATACTAATTCACTATATAAAGTATTAGATAATTATATCAAACCTAATACTATAAAGAAAAATAATAGATATAAAAAATGGGAGTATGGTTATAATAAAGACCACGATGTAATTATTATAAGTAAAACAGGTAAAATAGGTGATATAATTGAAATACAAAACTTAAAAATTGCTTTACCTGCAAAAGAAAAAGTTCATGATTTTAAATCAGGTACTTGGGAATATACTCAAATACCAACTCCTTTAGTAAAAATAAAAACAATATTTGAGTGGGAACATTACCCATTAGATTTTAAAGAAACTTGGTATGATTACATTGATGAAGAATTTAATAAAAGAGAGCAAGGCTTTTGGTTCAATAATAAAGGCTTGGCTACTTACATTACTGGTTCTCATTATATGTACCTGCAGTGGTCCAAGATTGATGTTGGGAAACCAGATTATAGGGAAGCAAACAGATTATTCTTTATATTCTGGGAAGCTTGTAAAGCAGATAGCAGATGTTACGGGATGTGCTACCTTAAAAATAGACGTTCTGGATTCTCTTTTATGGCGTCAGGCGAAGCAGTCAATCTCGCGACCATTAGTTCTGATTCAAGATACGGTATTTTATCGAAATCCGGACCAGACGCTAAAACCATGTTTACTGATAAAGTCGTGCCAATATCCGTCAACTATCCATTTTTCTTCAAACCAATACAAGACGGTATGGATAGGCCAAAAACCGAACTGGCATATCGTGTACCTGCCAGTAAATTCACAAGGCGTAAGATACTCTCCGGTGAAAGGCCCGAGGAGCTCGAGGGGTTGGATACAACCATCGACTGGAAGAATACAGGGGACAACTCCTATGACGGTGAAAAACTCAAACTCCTTGTACATGACGAGTCCGGCAAATGGGAGCGACCGAACAACATCATCAACAACTGGCGAGTTACCAAAACAACGTTAAGATTAGGTAGTAGAGTTATAGGAAAATGTATGATGGGTAGTACCTGTAATGCATTAGACAAAGGAGGTGATAACTTTAAAAAAATCTATTATGAATCAGACGTTACAAAAAGAAACCGCAATGGACAGACTCGCTCGGGACTATATAGTTTGTTCATACCTATGGAATGGAACTACGAGGGATACATTGATTCTTATGGCTTACCTGTATTCGAAACACCAACTGAAAAAACCTTTGGACCACACGGTGTTGAAATAGATTTAGGTGTTATTAATTACTGGCAAAATGAAGTTGATGGTTTAAAAGGTGATCAAGATGCTTTAAATGAATTTTATAGACAATTTCCAAGAACTGAAGAACACGCTTTTAGAGATGAAGCAAAAGCTTCACTTTTTAACCTAACAAAAATATATGAACAAATAGATTTTAATGGTGATTTAAAACATAGTTCATTAATTACTAAAGGTAGCTTTCAATGGTTAAACGGTATTAAGGATACTGAAGTTGTATTTGTACCAAATAATAGCGGTAGATTTTTAATTACATGGGTGCCAAGTGAAAATCTTCAAAATCGTGTAATATTAAAAAATGGAATTAAATATCCTGGAAACGAAGACTTAGGTGCATTTGGTTGTGACCCTTACGATATATCAGGAACTGCTT